TCAGCAGAAGGCCTGGTATGAAGCCAACCGGGAGAAGGTCGCGGCTCAGCAGAAGGCCTGGTATGAAGCCAACCGGGAGAAGGTCGCGGCTCAGAAGAAGGCCTGGTATGAAGCCAACCGGGAGAAGGTCGCGGCTCAGCAGAAGGCCTACCGAGAAGCCAACCGGGAGAAGTACAACGCTTACATGCGTGAATATTTAAGAAGAAGGAGAGCTGAGGCATGAAGAAGAAAAAGAGAGGCGGACTGCTGACCTACGAGGGAAAGGTGCTTGCCGCCGTCACGCTGGTTTGGGCACTGTACACCCTGTTTATCGTGCTGGTGACGCTGGAGGTGTTCCGGTGATTTGCCTCGATCCGCTCCGCGATGCTCAGCAGGAGCCTCCGGCGGACTACTGCCTGGAGTGCGGAGCGGAACTGTATGGAGAAGAGCGGGAACTGTGCCCCGCATGTCAGGAGGATTTTTATGAGTGAGTTGATTCAAGTCAAGCAGCTCCCCGTGATCGAGGAGCACTTGCTATCCGTTAAGGACGAGATTCGAGCCAAAGTATCAGAGGCTATGGCCATGGTTTGCACTCCTGAGACACTTACCGCAGTAAAAGCCACGAGAGCTGACCTAAACAATGTCTTTGGCGCCCTGGAAGAGCAGCGCAAGGCTGCAAAGAGAGATGCTCTTGCTCCGTGGGAGCATTTCGAGGCTGTATACAAGGAGTGCGTTACGGAGCCGTTTAAGCAGGCGGATGCAGCACTACGCGATAAAGTGCAGAGTGTTGAGACTGGAATCAAAGTCGCGTGTGAGGACAGCCTGCGGGAGTATTTCGCGGAGCTGGCCGCCGCGGAGCATGTGGAATGGCTGGAATATGAGCGGGCCGGTATCCTGGTGGATATGGCCTCCGCCAAGGCAAAGACTCCCAAGAGGCTCCGGGAGCAGATCGCCGCCTTTGTAACCGGCGTGGCCCGTGGCGTGGAGGTCATCTCCTCCATGGAGGACGCGGAGGAAATCATGGTGGAGTTCCGCCGCTGCCTGGACGCGGCCCAGGCCATCGGGATCGTGCAGGACCGACACCAGCGCGTTGAGGCCGAGCGAAAGGCCGCAGAGGAGCGCAAGGCCGCCCTGGAGGCCCAGCGGCAGGCCGTCCAGCGTGTGGAGGCCGTGGCACCGCCTACGGTGCTCCAGCCGCCGGTCCAGCGCGTGGAGAAGCCGGCGGAAAAGGTCTACCGCTGTTCCTTTACGGTTTCGGCCACGAAGCCGCAGCTCCAAAAATTGAAGGCATTTTTGATTCAGGAGGGCATCCGTTATGAGTAACGAAGCAAAGAATACAGCGGCTATCGCTGAGTTTGAAGGTCAGAAGAATGTTGCCCGTCCCATCGGCGCAGAAATTGCCGCCAGCCGGGAGGCCCAGGAAGTCCAGGTAGCTATGATCGCTGCAAAACGATTTCCGCGCGATGAAGTCGCGGCCTATAACCGAATCCTCCGGGACTGCCAGCGCACGAGCCTTGCAGAAAAGGCCATGTACGAATATCCGCGCGGCGGGCAGGTCATCACCGGCCCGTCCATCCATCTGGCCCGTACCCTCGCCAGAGGATGGGGCAATGTGGACGCAGGATTCAAGGTTTTGGAACAGACGGCAAAGGAGTCCACTGTTATGGCCTATTGCTGGGATCTGGAGACCAATTACCGGGAGACGAAGGTTTTCACAGTCCAGCATATCCGGGAGACCAAGAAGGGGGCGCACCCTTTGACCGACTCCAGAGACATCTATGAGATGGTAGCCAATCAGGCGGCCCGCCGCGAACGTGCATGTATCCTTTCTGTAATCCCCGGGGATGTGGTTGACGCCGCGGTCGGTCAGTGCAACGTGACCCTTAGCGGGAATGCGAAAATGCCCCTTGTGGATATGGTCCGCCATCTCGTGAAGAATTTCCAGGAGCAGTACGGCGTGACAGTTGAGATGCTGGAAGCGTATATCGGGTGCAAGAAAGAGGCTTTTTCCCAGCAAAGCGTTATTCGCCTCAAAAACGTCTACAACACCATTCGGGACGGCTCGGCCAGTGTGGAGCAGTATTTCGATATGTCCATGGCTGCACCGGAAAAGCATGAGAAGCAAGAGCCGGAGCACGCGCCCGAGGAAGTCCAGACCGCTGCCCAGCCGGGAGAAGAGGAGCAGGTGAGCTTGAATGACCTTTAACGTCATCGCCACCGGCAGCACCGGGAACGCCGTGGTCATCAATGACAGCATCCTCATTGACTGCGGAGTGCCATATAAGGCGCTGGAGCCGGTCAAGAAGGATCTTAAGCTGGTGCTTCTTACGCACTCCCACGGAGATCACTTCAAGACCCATACGGCGCGGATGCTACACATGGAGCGTCCCACCCTCCGCTGGGGGTGCTGTGAATGGATGGTCGAGCCTCTGCTGGAAGCAGGTGTGGACAGGCGGGTGATTGATGTGTATGACCACAACATACCCGCGTTCCTGATGTATGGCCCTTCGCTCTCTATACGACCCCAGCAGCTTGTTCACGACGCACCAAACTGCGGGTATCATCTGATATTTACGCCGGAGCACGGTCGGAGGGAGCGCCTCTTCTACGCCACCGATACAGCCACGCTGGACGGCGTAGAGGCAAAGGACTATGACCTATACCTGATCGAGGCAAACCACACCAGAGAGGAACTGGAGGCCCGCGCAAAGGCCAAGCTGGAGGCCGGGCAGTATGCCTATGAGTACCGGGCCGCCGCCAACCACCTGAGTCAGGAACAGGCCCTGGACTGGCTCTATCAGCAGATGGGGCCACACAGCAGATATGTGTTTCTGCATGCTCACCAGGATAAGAAAGTTGCTATCGGAGGCGCATAGATACGAGCTTGACATACAAAAAGGATTTGACGGGCCAAAGATTCGGGCGGCTTGTCGCCTTACGGCACGAATCAACTCCTGGGCCTAAAACATTCTGGGTTTGTAGGTGCGATTGTGGGAAAGAAGTGCTGGTTGGGTATGGAGAATTAAAGAGCGGTAACACAAGAAGCTGTGGATGCCTTCGAAAAGAAACTGCATCCGAACATCTGAGAGAGATAACCAAAAAGCACGGAATGTTTGGGACAAGGCTATACCACATATGGGACGGTATGAAGGCCCGTTGTTACAATATGAACCACGTCGCATACAAGAATTACGGAGGTCGCGGAATTTCCGTTTGTAAGGACTGGCGTAAAAATTTTGAATCGTTCTATAAATGGGCCATAGAAAATGGTTACCAGGAATGTCTGACCATAGACCGCATTGATAACGACGGTGACTACTGCCCGCAAAATTGCAGATGGGCTACATACCAGGAACAATCAGAAAACAGGAGAAACACCGTCTTACTGACAGTGCTCGGTGAGACAAAAACCATATCAGAATGGTCTGCGGAAACAGGCATATCAAAAAGTTGCATCAGGTACAGATCAAAATCCGGATGGTCAGAAGATAAAATTTTCTCCAATCCAAAAGAGAGGTTGAATAAATGCTGAATAAATGCTTTTTCATGGGTCGACTCACCCGCGACGTAGAGTTGCGCCACACACAGTCCGGAACGGCTGTGGCCTCCTTCTCCATTGCAGTAGACCGGGATTTCAAAGACAAGCAGACCGGCGAGAAGTCCACCGACTTTATTGACGTTGTGGCCTGGCGTAACACGGCGGAGTTCGTCTCCCGTTTCTTTTCCAAGGGTCGAATGGTCGTGGTAGTCGGTTCTCTCCAGATGCGCGATTGGACCGACAAGGACGGCAACAAGCGCCGGAGCGCCGAGGTGATCGCTGAGAGCGTGTATTTCGGAGATTCCAAGCGAGATGGAGACACCGGCCAGCCGTCCTCTTCTGGATATCCCGGGAGCTACTCCCCTCCCCCTTCCGCTCCGTCTGACTCGTTTGCAGACCTTTCTGACAGCGATGGAGAACTGCCTTTTAATTAAGGGTTATGCCTCCCTATAACAAAAGGCAGGAAGGAGACACCATGAGCAGAAGCCAATTCACTTTTTATGAATCCTTTGCCTCTGCTCTTTCCCGTATCAAGAAGAAGGCGGACAGGGCCGACGCATATGACGCCATCTGCAATTATGCCCTGTATGGCACGGAGCCGGATCTGGATAAACTTCCCGACTCCGCTGCCATCGCCTTTGAGCTGATAAAGCCGACTCTTGATTCAAGCAGGCGGAAAGCAGAGAACGGGAAACGTGGAGCAGAGAGCAAGCAAACCGGAAGCAAACCGCAAGCAAACCGGAAGCAAACTGAAAGCAAACAGGTAGCAAACCGTAAGCGAGAGCAAAGTGTAAGCGAGAAAGAGAACGAGGGGGAGAAAGAGAAAGAGATAGAGAACGAATGTTATCCCCCTACCCCCTTTCCGGCAAATCAGGAAGCAAACGACAAGCAGGTATTTGCTTACTATCTCGACCGGGTGAACCCTATGGCCTCTCAGACGAGCCTTGACGAGCTGAAGGGCTACGTGTCGCAGATGGGGGCCGCCTGCTGCATGAGAGCGATAGACATCGCCCTGGACGAGAAGAAAGCGACCTGGGCATATATTCGTGGGATTTTACGCTCGAAGCTGGCCGCCGGTGTGAAGAGCTTGGCGGACTGGGACGAGCTGGACAAGAAGCGCGAGGAGGGTAAAAAACATGTCGCTGGAAACGCTCCGGCTGCCGGAGCAAATGCAGACGGCTCTTTCCAGGGCTGGAGGGCCAGATCTGCAATCGATGACGCAGATTGAGCTTTCCCGCATGAGGGCGGACAGCCTGAACCGCGTTCCAGGGAGCCTGGATGGCTATGACTGCCCGGAGTGTCTCAACCGGGGGTACTTCCACCGGGTGGACGATCAGGGCCGGTCTTACCTGGCTCAGTGCCGCTGTATGACCATCCGGAGGAGCCAGGAGCGGATGCGGAAAAGCGGCCTGGAGGACATGCTCCGCCGGTACACGCTGGACAACTGGCAGGAGCAGGAGCCATGGCAGCAAAAGGCGAAAGAATTGGTCCTGCGCTTCATGTCAAGGCCGCAAGGGTGGCTGTTAGCCTCTGGACGGCCCGGTACGGGCAAAACACACCTGTGTACATGTCTGTGTGGGGGTCTGATAAAAAACGGCGTAGAGACGCGCTACGCGCTCTGGAGGGACATGTCCGTTCAGGCCAAGGCAGCGGTGAACGACGAGGCGTCATACCGCAGGATCGTGGAGCCGCTGAAAAAAGTCCGCTGTCTGTACATCGACGACCTGTTCAAAACCGGCAAGGGCCAGGAGCCAACAACCGGTGACGTAAACCTAGCGTTCGAAATTCTGAACGCCAGGTATAACGACTCGAAAAAGATCACGATCATCAGCACCGAGCGGAGTGTTGAGGACCTGCTTTCCATCGACGAGGCGGTCGGCAGCCGGATCTATGAGCGTAGCAAAAATTTCTATATTTGCCTGAGCGGAAAGAAGAATTGGAGGCTGGAACATTGATCCGATTTACCATCCCATATCCGCCCACAAAAAGGGGGAAAACCGCATTCTGCCGGAGATTTGGACTCAATGCGTACTACTCCGGAAAGCACTGGGCGAAGCGCAAAGAAGATGCGGACGATCTGCACAAGTTGACCGTTTTGTCCATGCGTAAAGCGAGGGTTCGTCGGGGCCTGGTGAGCGGTCCTGTTTCCGTGGTTTTCCGGTGGGACGATGGCCTGGATATCGATAACCACGCGGCCATCGGGAAGGCAATCGTCGACGCCATGAAGGGCTACCTCCTGCCGGACGATTCGCCCAGGTGGTTCCGAAAGGTCTCCCATGAGTTTTGGACCGGCGGATCGATTTGCGTGGAGATCACAGAGGCCAAAGAGGAGCGAAGCCAGAATGACAAAGTGGAAGCCCATTGAGGGATACCGGTTTGAATACCGGATCTCCGAGGAAGGCGAAGTGCAGCGCAAGCTAAAGTCCGGCTGGAAAACGCTAGTCCCTCTGCTCTACAAAGGCGGTGGAGGAAGAGCGTCCACTGTGCTCTCGGTCAAGCTGGCCGTGTGGCCGGATGGATTCAAACGGATCGCGGTTGTACGCCTCATGGAGGGGCGATTCATACGAACCAGAGGCCCGGGCGAGGTGGTCATCCACCGGAACGGATTTTCGGGCGACTGTGGTGCAAATAACCTGATGATCGTCAAACGTTCTGAAATACCAAGGAGCATGAAGATGGCCCGAAAGCCGGTCAAAAAAGTAGATAAATACGGAGTCGTCCTTGGGTTTTACGGTTCCATCACAGAAGCCGCAGAAAAGAACTTTTTTAGTGTTTCCTGCGTAAAAAGGCATCTTTACGGAAAGGTAAAGGACCGATTCCGCAATGGGTATACATTCGTTTATGATTGCTGAATGGAGTGATTGATATGGAACATCCGTGCAAAGGCTGTGTTGATGCAGTTGAGTCGGCTTATGGTTATGGAGGATATGAGTGCGATTATCTCACGCACAACGGAAAGTGCAGGAGTTCTATCTGCGGCCCGCGCGAGAAATGTACAGTCAAGTCCATCGTGCCTCGGCCGGAGGGCGAAGTACAGCCGCAGAAGAGATACGAGGAAACGGGCCGCCCGGTAGGCTGGGATATGAACATGGCAAGGTGGTTATACGGTCAGGACATGACCGACGAGGAGATAGCAAAGCGTGTCGGAACCAAGCGCAGAGTGATTCAGAAATGGAGAGCGCGGAATGGGATCCCTGCAAAGTTTGGGGCGCGAGGAAAGAAGTTATGAGACACGGCAGGCCGGTACTCGGTGAGCAGCCGCGGCGCGAAGCCTTGATAATGACGCTGCGGAAGATTTTGGAGGACAACCCTCCGGGGAAGCGGATCGTCGTGGGGCGGGTGCTGCTGGAGGCAATCGTCCAGGAATTGGAGAATAAATGAAAAAAGAGCAGGAGTCGAAAGACGACGGTAGGATCATCCGGAAGGATTGGGCGGTGTTTTGTATTTACAACTGCCCACACCCGAATAAGCCATGCAAGAAAGATCCGTGCAGGGAGTTTCAGGCGAAGTTCGGTACGAAGTATGCGTGAGAGGTTGATTTAGATGGGAGATAAAATAGCGCGAGTGTTTCCGAGAAAAACAAAGGCAACGCCGGATGACGATATGGTATTTTTCGGACCGCCTCCTCTTCTCCTTCTTCCGGAGATCGACGAGGTGCATGTGTCCGTGACGTTTACATACGACCGTCCAAAGGCGGAAGAGCTGGCAGAGGATTGGATGATGGCCGGTGTGCCGGTGAAGCTGGGAGGACCTGCCTACGACGATCCAGCAGAAGGAGAGTTTATTCCTGGTCGGTATATCAAAAAGGGATACACCCTAACGAGTCGTGGGTGCAACAACAAGTGCTGGTTTTGCCTTGCGCCACGCCGGGAGGGACCGCTGCGGGAGTTGGAGATCAAAGACGGATGGGACATCTTGGACAACAACTTGCTCCAGTGCTCCGAGGATCATATCCGGGAAGTGTTCGACATGCTGAAACGTCAGCCGGTACGCCCGAAGTTTACCGGTGGGCTGGAGGCAAAGGAGCTCAAACCGTGGCACTGTGACCTGCTGCGTGAGGTTAAGGCACAGCGCATGTATTTTGCCTATGACACGCCAGATGACTATGAGCCGCTTGTAGAGGCCGGGAAGATGCTGCGGGACGCAGGAGTAACGGCGCAGAGTCATGTGGCCTCCTGCTACTGCCTGATTGGGTATCAGGGGGACACGTTTGACAAGGCGCAGGAGCGTATGGAGCAGACGATCAAGGCCGGGTTTATGCCGTATGCCATGCTATACCGTGACGCCAAAGGGAAGGTTGACAAAGAGTGGTCCAGATTCCAGCGGGAATGGCTGAGACCGGCCATTGTAAGCCACATGTTCGGGGAGGTATGGAGCAATGGGACTTGATATTTGCCCGATTACGCTGAAAGAAGCGAACGCTTTTGTAGATCAACACCATCGCCACCACAAGCCGGTTGTGGGTCACAAGTTTTCGATTGGATGCACGGACGGAGAAAAAATAGTCGGCGTTGCAATCGTCGGCCGCCCTGTTTCGAGGAACTTAGACGACGGATGGACGCTGGAGGTAAACCGTCTGTGTACTGACGGGAGCAGAAACGCTTGCTCTATGCTGTATGCTGCTGCGTGGAGGGCGGCAAGGGCAATGGGATACAAGAAACTCGTGACTTACATTCTGGATTCGGAAAACGGTGCTAGTTTGAAGGCTACTGGGTGGAAATGCGTTGGAAAGGCAGGAGGGCTTAGATGGACCGGAAAAAGACGGCCGGAGGTCGATCTTTGCCCGGCACAAATGAAGATAAGATGGGAGGTAGAGTCTGATGCTTGACGATAAAGTTTTAGCCCTCCTGGGCGACCGGGAGGCGGCGGAGAGGCTGACGGCGGCTGGGGTGCTGCTGGAGTGCTGGAGGTGTGGCGGAATCCCGGATGTACAGGAACTACACACGGGAGGGAAACCGATATATGCGGTGTCCTGCCAGAACCATTACTGTGGAGCGTATGGGTGTGCTCATTTCACAGAGAAGAAAGCAATCGAATACTGGAACACCCGCGCCCCCGTCCTGACTCCGAATCAGCTTGCGCTGCTGAAGATCGGATGGGAGCCGAGGAAGTTTGAAAATGAGAAAGGAGACATGAAAAATGAGCATTGATGTGCGGTATTTTACCAACGGAGAAAAGACGGCGTTCACCGTTCTCCACACCGACACCGGAGAAGTCGAAGAGTATCAGAAGCGAGAGGAAATCCCTCTCGGAATTCGACATTTGTTCCGACGCCTAACACGACCGAAGCGGATCGGGCCTGACCTGTCCACATTCTTGGGGCTGAACAAGGTGTTTTACCCTGACTGGCCTAAGATGTGCGGGAACCCTGGGTTTGATGGGAAAAGATGTGCCGGAGAATCCTGTGTTTTTTCGACTACGCCAATGGGGTGGAAAACATGCCCGTTTATCAGAGATAAGGAGGCCAACCATGACGAGCGATAAGCGCGAGAAGGCCATAAAATACCTGACCGAGGAAATCCGGTCCCTGCGGATGGCACCTCAGATCAACGGGTGCGGCCCGGAGAACTGGGAGGAGCAGTTGGAGATAATGGAGACCTGCCTGGAGGCGGTGAGGTCTGCACATTTTGCCGAAGCTGGCAAAATGCAGCCGCTGACGGTGGAGCAACTGCGGGAGGTGGTTGGGAAGCCTTATTGGCACGTTGGACTGCAAGAAGATAGCCCTAAGCCTCACTGGGAAATACTTGACCCGTTTGTGTCAAAACATCCAGAAGATTATGGGTATGGTAAACGGTGGCTTGCCTACGCCTACCCTCCCGCCAACATCGACCGGGAGGTGTGGACGGCTGAGTGGATTTACCCTGAAAGCAAATGGTCCCTGCCGCGGTGCTCAAAGTGTGAATGCAACAGCAAAGACGCGCAGTATGGTCACAAGGACAATTTTTGCCCGAAGTGTGGGCGTGCCATGACTCCGGAAGCTTGGGCAGAGCTGGAGAAGCGGTTGAGGGGGAATTACAATGGCTGAACGCAGACGCCTATCGAGACTCGAGCGCATGGAGATTTACAGCAAAACCGGAGGGTGTTGTGCGTACTGTGGATGTGATCTTAGATTTGAAGATATGCAGGTTGACCATGTTGTTCCTATAAACGGATGGAGCGAGAAAGGAAGCGACACTCTTGACAATATGCTACCGGCCTGCCGGAGCTGCAACCATTACAAGAGCCGATCCACATTGGAAGGCTTCCGCAAAATGGTGGAAGCCATGCCAGATGTTCTTATGCGGGACAGCGTGACATACAAAAACGCTGTTCGGTTTGGCCTTGTAGAGCCGAAACCGCATAAGGTTGTGTTTTACTTCGAGAGACTCCACCAGCCAGCAGAGGAGGACTGACATGGACTATCCAGTTAAGCCGGACGACTTTTGCAGTTACGGCGAACGCTGACTCATCATCAAAAACGCCCTCATTTTGTAAATGACTTTGCAGAATTAGGGCGGAAACTAACAAACTTGCAAAGGAGTTAGTAAATTGGAGAAGAATTGTATAAACTGCGCAAACGATGGAACTTTTAAATGCGCAGAATGTGTACAGAGAAAAAACAAAGATGGCACACTATCTATTCCGTCTATGTGGGAACCATCGGAAACAACATCCGGCCTTGCAAAAGAAACCGCCATCACCACAAATGAGAGCGGCGGAAAGCAGCACCATAGGCCGTACCGGTCCGAGTGGCTTCCGCCGAGAGCTATGCTGGCAATGTCCAGAGTGCGATATGAGGCCGGAGAAGTTCACGGGTATCCAGAGAACAACTACAAGCTGATTCCGGCCAAGGAGCACGTAGGAAGAGCACTGACACATATCTTTGCGTGGCTGGCCGGAGACGAGAGCAACGATCATTTAAGCCACGCACTTTGCAGACTGGCTTTTGCGGTGGAAATGGAGGAGGAAGGGCGTGGGAAAACCTGTTCGAATCACTGAAACCATCTGCTGGCAATGTGCCAATGCCGTTCCATCCTCCGACGGATCAAGGGGGTGCCCATGGAGCCGGTCCTTTCAGCCGGTGCCTGGGTGGAGCGTAAAAAAGACGAAATCTTGGTCAGTCGGTGGATTGAAAAGAAAAACGTGTATGTGAAGATAGGCACATATCATGTAAAGAAGTGCCCGATGTTCCGGGCTGGGTGAGAGATTGAAGAAATCAGAAAGCGATTCCATGGTAGAGCGATACAGGCCGCTGGTAGACAGAGTGGCAAGGTCTGTATCACCAAACTGCGCAGAGGATGACGACGCACTCCAGAGCGGCCTGATCGGTCTTTGGGAAGCTGCACAGCGTTGGGACGGAAACCGACCGTTTGAGCCGTTGGCAAATACCTGCATCCGACACAATATCATCGATTACCTACGCAGGCAGCCAAAGCCACAGGAAGAGTTGACAGAGGATTATGCAGAAGCAGAAACGGAAGAGGCGGACAGCAAAGAGGATTTGGAAAAGAGAATCCGGTCGGCTTTTGCAAGGCGCAGCCGAGAGTACATAGTCCTCCACTCCCTTCTCCGTGGCAAAACAAAGGAGCAGATCGCGGACAAGCTGGGTGTGTCAAAGAGGACCATAGACCGTATCGCAAAAAAAGCATGGGCAGAGCTGCAAAAAGAAAAAGAGGGGGATTGATTCCCCCTCTTTTTTATTTCTTGTACATTTCTAGAAGCATCTTGACTTTAGCGACGCTGTCAACCATGCGCTCATGCTCGAAATTCCAGACTTCCATCATGCCAGCCGGAGGGATATTCCCCTCTGCCCTGTGCTTTTTGATGACACGCACGACCTGGGAGTGCAGAGAGTCAACATGAGAGAGCTCCTGCGAGGCCATGGAGGCGTATGCGTCGGCAAGATCAACGTCATCCATTTTGTACTGAGTCGCCAGCTTGGCGTAGTGCTCAGCACCTCTGAGCTCCTCCCGGATGTCCTCGACGATCATTGCGATCTTTTTCACTATATGCCCTCCTTCACGTATCGGTACAGTTTCTCCAGGTCCGTTTTGTCTACGGTCATGTCTCCGACCAAGGGAATGGTGATCGTGTGCCGTTCGCCGTTTGCGAACATCGGGGCCGCTGCCTGATAGAGGCGGTCAATGTCCACGTTCCCTTCCTTGTCAACCACATTTAAAACCTCAATCGCAGGATGGTCTTTGTATTTCATGACCATGCCGGTCACATTCTGCGCCGCCAGGGCGGAGTAGATGCCGAGACCGATTTTTTTCACGCCGGTCAGGTGAGGGAGAATATCCGTATCAATAAACCGTGTTACACCGGCCTGTACTTGATTTACAGTTACCACAAAAATACTCCTTTCAAGCAAAAGGGGGAGGAGTTACCCCCTCCCCTTTTTGGTTCGCCTTTTCGGTTTCTCAGCCGTCAATGATACCGGCTGAACCGGCTTTCAGGCAGTGGCCGGAGTCGTGGCAGGGGCAATAGTAACGTTGCCCCAGCCGGGACAGACGCTGGCGTTGGGCACGACCAGTTTGGTAAGACCCATGAGGCAATCGATCTGCCCCTTCAGACAGCTGATGGTAGCAGTGTTGACGCCATTGTAGACGGCCTGCTCCCGATTGATGTCGGTCTGGTTGTCCTTGTTGGCGCGAACCTCGGCAGCCAGAGCGTTGATCTGACCGGTATAGTCCTTCACCACGTCGGTGAGCTTCTGATCGACATAGACCTGAGATTCCAGCAGACCGATACGAGTGTCCTTGGAGGCCAGCGCCTGAGAAAGGTTGAGCTCATAGCGGTTTACCGGGGTGTTCTCAGAGCAACAGCCTCCCCCGTTCCAGCCGCTGTTGCAGCCGCCCAGGAGGCCAAAGCCGCCGTTCATCAGACCGAGCGCGGTACCAGCAATGCCGAGACCGAGGCCAGCACCAGCAACGCCTTTACTTGCAAATTCAGCCATGTGTACACACTCCTTTTTTGAATTCAAGAGACAGAAAAAGGCCATGCGTAGACGCGCATGGCCCTTTTCTTTGGAGCGTCCCCCGTAATTCAACGATACCTGATTTCGGGAAAAAACCACACCGACCATATCCGTTTTGTTTCCGTAAAAAAGCAGGGCCGTGTGGCCCTGCTTTTATTCTGTAAGTTTCTGTACCCACCAGAGACCGCCCCAGGCGGAAGAGAGTTTTTTCATTCCGGATCGATACCATTTTTGCATCGCGTCCACGCTATAACCGGACTTTTCAGCGGCCCGGTCCTGTGTCATAGCTTTTCTACCGCACAGTTCTATGGCAAGCTCCTCTTTCCATGTAAGGTTTGCCATCTGTACAGCGAGATCAACAAGTGATGCAGCTGGGCAGCGAAGAAACCGGACCACTTTCTCTTCTTCCATAAATCAGCCCTTCACTCTGCCGGTTCCACCGCAGCGGGGGCAAGGCTTTGTTCCGCTTTTGGTGGAATTGGTACCGCCACCACGCACGACCGTCTTAGTGCTCTTAGCTGTCGCCATTCAGGTCACCCCCTCCCACTACCGTGGTATTTCCATCTCCTGCCACGGCAGTCCCTCTGCCGTCCGCAGAAGCCGTGTTTGTGGTTGTTTCAATTTCTGCACCAGCCACATATTCCATGAGACTTGCGTACTGCATATTAAGTGCGTACTGCTGCTCCAGGATGGTCTTTTGCTGTTCGTGTATGGAGTAGCACCCCCACACCGTTCCACACACTAGAGAGACGCACAGGATGGCCGTCAGACAGTATGCAAGTACGCGCAAGTCTGCTCTTGCTTTTCGCTGGCCTCTGATATGCTCAGCGGCCGCTCCAAGTGCCTCGTTCTGGACGGAGAGAACAGTGTCTTTTTCGTTTTCCATTCAATCACCCCAGGAAAGACTTTGCGCTCAGAAGGGCAATCACGGCCCATTGGAGGACCGCATTGACCAGTCCGTCATAGCGCTTTGCGGGCTTGTCCTTGATGTCTTTCACGTCCGCCTTTATCTCATTGCAGACGGTCGTGATATTTGTGAGGTTCGTCTGGATCACAGCCTGCCCCTGCTCTCCGTGTTCCAACCTGGCATAGATTTTCCCATGGTCCTCGCTGTTTTTTTGGATTGCCTGCTCAACGGCGGCCATCCGGACAGCCAGTGTCTCCAATGTAACGGGAGCTCTGTCCATAGGCATCAACCCTTCATCTGCTTAATGGCCTGATTGACGCCGGTTGCGGCCAGGCCAGAGACAATGCCGACCGCAATGGCGGTCACGATGTCGGTGGCCGGGAACTCGGGGACGCCGAGATACAGGCAAAGGGCACCGAGAAGTGCGCCAACCGTTCCGCATACCACGGGGATAAGGTTGTTGTTGTCAAACGGGGTCAGCTTTACTCCGAGGCCGACCAGATAGCAGATCACAGTGATCGCCGCCACGCTTGCAATACCCAAATTTTCCATAAGTACCTCCTATTTGCTTTTCACGATGTTCCAGAAGTCGTTTGCTTGTTTGTAAGAGAGGCCAGCCTCTTGCAGTTCACGAATCTTCGTTTCCTTCGTTTTCCCCTTCTCGTTTGAGGATACAATGGGGTAATATTTCAGGTAATCAGATTCGCTCATTCCGTAGGACTGTACAATAGGCCACTTCTCCTGTGCGGCGTCGCTCATGGTGTTGGCGGAGTACGGGATTGGGCTTGCTGGGAACATGGTGTAGAACTTATAGGTATCATCCACCACAGCACGTTGCTTTTCGCTCAGGTTGAGGCTATCCAGGTATTTCGAGAGGTCCGTCTGCTTCTGTCGGGAAACGGAGCTTCCGCTGTATGCAGCACTATTGATCTCGCTGTACCGGTTCATGATTTCGGTTGCCAGGTTGGGAGAAATTCCAGCGTTTGCAAGCGATCCGGTAAACGGGTTTTTCTCGGCGCTCCAGTCCTTGTTCTGACTCTGCCAGATCTTCCCCTTCTCCTGCGTCGTGAGCCCGGCCACTGGTAGAAGGGCTGCTGCGGATTCGCCCTGTGTAATATTCCCGTCACGGTTGGCGTCCGCCGTCTGGTAGTACACCATGTACTTGTCGGCAGAAACGCCGGTCTGGAGCATTTTTGCAGTGAGGCCTTCCGGTTTATAGTTGCTGACCGCCATCTTGCCGATGTCGTTTGCATACTGGTAGACATCCTCGAAAACGGAAACCTTGTCCGCGTCACTCATGTTCTGGTAGGCGTCCGTCTGGATGATGGCGCTCAGTACATCATAGGCCGTCTGGCCCTTCTTTTTGGCGTACTCCACATACTGATCCGCGTCGAGATAGACCGTCTCTCCATCCACAGTGATGGATTTCTCCGCCCGCTTCGGTACAACCATGCGGGCGCTCTCGCCCAGCGCGTCATAGAGCCGCTGGGCCTCCGAGTCCACCGGTGTGACGTTTTCCGTGGAGGTATAGGCCGGGTTGAGGAAGTTGTTGAAAATACGCAGCGGGCGTGCACCGCTCTCCTCTTCCCTGCCCCATGCGTCGATATAGGGGATCTGCTGGTAGTCCGCGCCCGGGATGCGGGAGCTTGCCCGGCCAAGGGCATACTGCACATCCGTCGGGAGTTTGCTGCCCTTATCCGTATAGGTGGACATACGGACATCCTCTGCGCTTCGCTCCACCTGGCCGAACAGAGTCGGGACGCCCTGGGAGAAGTAGCTTACCAGTGCAGACCCGGCGATGGCCGGAATTTTTCCGGCGCTGTCCACGTAGGACACGCTGTCGATCAAGTCGTTGAGGGACTGGAGCATGGACATTTGCAGCATCGGCTCCGCAACGGCTCCAAGGACAGACAACATTCCGTCTCCGGTTATGCCATCTTCTCCAAGGGACTCGGCCAGTCGGACGCCCATGAAGAACGGGAGTGCCTCAGGGGCCAGCCAGTCCAGCGTGATCGAGCCTCCGCCAGGGAGATTCAGAGCGTAATTCTGCTTTCCGGTCAGATCGTCCAGCGCGTCCTGCGTCTCGTCGCCACCGCCGCCGGTCACGTATCCGAGCAAATACGTAATCACTCCAGCAACAACAAGTCCTGTTCCAGTTAGACCAGCAGCCACATTGTCAATTACTTCTGCCGCGGTCATTTTACCCTGTTTTGCCTTTGCAAGGTCAACCGTGAGGGACTTCACCAGACCAGCAGGGCTGTACTCCAGGCCGCGAACCAGGATATTGGCCGGGGTTCGCTTGAACGGCATGATTGCCTCTCCGAACGGTCCGGCCATTCTGGACAGCTGAACGACTTTGTCGGAAACAGCGTTCCGGTCCTGATAGGTTGCTTTCAAGGCCTGCTGACCGGCATAGGCCCGGGCCCGCTCCAAAAGATTCGTGTCGATCTGACCGGAGGAGAGCTGCTGCGCCGTCACGCCGTTGGCCTGCAAGAAATTTGCGAGCGCGGTCGTGTATGTAAATCTCTTGAAAGCAACATCTTCGAGTTCCAGCAAAGTGGAATTGCCTGTCCGAACACGCTCCAGGGGCTTTGCCTTGAAAATGCGGCGGCGGTCATTGATTTCGCTGCTCACGTCTCCGTATTTGCTTCCAGAAAGAGAGTCCTTTACATTCAGGAAATCGTTCCATGCAGCTTTATAAAGAGATGGATTTGCAATAAACGCCTTGGTTCGTTCGATGTCGTGTCCTGTAAGAGCCCAACCTCCCTCGATTGCCGCAGCCAATTCATCTTTTATGATTCGAACCGGCTGAAAGCCAAGGTTGCCAACAATGTTCCGGATATGGGTCCGGGGGTTTGCCAGCATGGACATATATCTCCAGGCGTTCCACTTATCCGCAAAGGTGGGCGGAATCTGATTTGCAATACTCTGCACGATCTGGTCATAGGCTGCCTTCCGGTCCGCATCGGTCTGTGCGCTCAAATAGGCGTCCGCGAGAGACTCGTCAATAACAATGGCGTCCTGGTTGGTCAGCTCTTTGGTCAGTCGTTTGGTGTAGTCCAGAGAGCTGTCCAGCCACTCGTCAAAAGCGGCAAGGGCCTCCGGGTTGTCCTCAAACTGGTCAGAAAGCGTATCCTTTGCCGCCTGCCACGCCTCTTCGTAGGCGGTGCGGTTCTGGAACAGGTCCATGATGCGGTCCATCTCCGTGCGCTTCTTTCCGGTCGGAAGAGCCTTCGGCGCGGTCTCGTTTGCATATCGCTGGAGGTCGGAAAGAACGGTCTGCGCCACAGTGCGGGCGGTTTCCTTCGGAGTGTTTACACGGGACGCCAGACGGTCGGCTAGGGTCTCTCCTACCCGCTGCATCCAGAGTTCAACCGGGACATTATCCTCTGCGGAAACGCTCTGTTTCTTCCCGGCGGCTTTCTTCTGCTTTTCGCTGAGCTTGTCGTTGAGGTTGTTGACCTCCTTTTGAAGCATGTATAGCCGCCCGGAAGGAGTCAGCGTTTTCAGGATTCTGGCCGCCTGCGTGGCCTGTGCGCCCGCTCGGATGGCCTGTGTGTAGTCATAGAGAATGTCCATGGCCTCGCCGGTGCGCCCTGCATTGACCGCCGCATTGTACAGCTGAGCGCCCATAGCGGTGATGTCTGCGGAGGATTTGCCGGAACGGACATCCGCTCTCCAATTTGCAAGGGCGTCCTGGTATCCGGTCTTTTGGATGCGGTTTTCTGCCATTTCGGCCCGCTGTGCGTTGGATACCGGAATGTGGGAAAATCGTCCGTCAACCACCATCTGTGCAATAACCGGGACCGCTGCTTCCGGTGTGGCCACCGCCTCCATGACGGTACGAGCGGTCAGAGATACCTTGTTGTGATCCTCTGTCCGGCTGGGAACATCGACCACACGCGCCGGATTTTCGCCCGGCTGGATAGTCCCATACCGGCCTTGCAGGTTGGTGTAAGGGTCAAATCCATAGGACGCAGCGCCGACGGAGCTTTCCGGATTCACGGAAGTTTCATCCATAACAGAACCATTGTCGGAGTTGCCAACTACTTCGTTCTGTGGTATAGTAGATATAGAAGTAGGTGCAGCCTCCTGAATCATGGTACGTTCGTGCAGCGTGCCCGTAGGGAGGTCTGCATCTACTTTTTTTGTAGTGATAATTTCTTCTGGAGTAAAGTAGTATAGCGTGTTGCCGCCGCCTGTTTTTTCATCATAAACGCGGACGCGCATATCCACAGTGTATGGCTGGTTATCAATATATACCGTGGTCATTAGGTGGTCATATCCAGCGATCTGATCTCTTCCTTTTCGGTCTCCTTCGCTTTTGAAGTACACGCCATTGTTGGCGATTCTATCAATATTGTCCAAAACAACAAGGCTTTCCGGCTGCACAACGCCACCATTGGATGGAGAAAGCATTTTGTTCAAAGTAGATCTTGTTATTTTGAGAATATATTCCTCCCCATTTCTGGTCACATTACTTGCCGGTATATAAATAGTGCCAGTTTCATCCAAACCAAGATTCTTTCTAGCTCTGGAGATAGCCTGCTTCCGCAGCGCATTTCCACTCGCAGGAAGAGTTCCTCCATTCATATCTGCAACATTCTGCATAGAAAGGTTGATGATAGGCACTGTCGGATATTCTACATTTTGAGGCGTTTCCGCACGGTACTCACCAGGAACTCGATCCGTCTTAGATTCAGTCCGATTCTGTTCATAGGGACGGAACGGTCCATTCCCCTCTGCGATACTGGCATTGACGCGAGCCGCGATATCCTGATTCGTGCCGACGGAATCGCGCACAGTTCTGACTCTGGACACGGTATCACCGACTGCGGTCGGAAGTTCGATCCCGCCTTTCAGAACACCGGCCGCAATCGCGCCGGTGACGGCTGCCTCTGCGATCTCCTGGGGCGTGGCATTTTTGGCGTCAGGGTCGTACATGGCCCGGCGGAGATACGGGTCAAGAACAGCGGACACGGCCTCCTCTCCGCCTTCTCCGAGAATGTCCAACGAATTGCGGACAATCGGATTGGACGCCACACGGGCCGCCACATCGTCCAGAGCACCCTTACCGAGTCCGGGAATACCGCCGGATACCCGCTCGATCAAAGACTCTGTAAGACCGGACGCCGCGCCGTAGGCAACCGACTGTCCGAGGTTTGCCCCTTCCTGCTTTGCCTGGGAGGCGGCGTTTCCGGCAGCCTGAAGGCCGAATAGAGCCTGTCCGACCCGTTCACCAGTCAGCAAGCCTTTTGCGGCGCTCACGGCCTTCGGCGCGGCCTGTGCGGCTCCAACGGCCTTCGACACGCCGATAGCCGGAAGCATCTGAGCAACGGACTGACCGATACCGGTGACCTTCCGCTCTGCTTCGGTAGGTTTATACCGCTCCTCGATGGATTTCTCCCAGTCTCTGGTAACACTGTTGTCCAGAAACGCCTGACCCTGATCCAGAGCCCATTCCGAAACAGGGTTGGGCGCCAGGCCGCCGAGCGAGGTAAGCCCGGACAACCCAGCATAGAATCCGCTTCCGATGATATCAGTGAGACCCTCTGCGGCGCCGAGAAGCGCGGCGCCGGCCCGCTCCGTACCGTATCCGAGTCCACGCTTGATCTGATAGGACAAGTCGTTGTTGTACTGCGAAACAAGGTCCTGCTCATGCCGAAGCGCGGAGAGCTCCGAGTTTACATCCTCCATGCGCTCTCCAGAGCCAAGCGGAAGAAGGCCGGACTGTTTCGCGGACAGGTTCGCCATACGCTGGTTGGCGGTACTTGCCCTGGCCCTGTTCTGGGCGGCCCGTTCGTCCTGCAAATCCACTTTGTTGACTCTGGTCACGGTTGGAAGAGTCTTTGGGCGGGAGGCCCGCGCAGCTGCATTGGCAACGCTCTCTTGTTTCTTCTGTCTGTAAAAGGAGGGAGGCTGTTTTTTCTCTTCCTTCTGCTGAAATTTCTGCCCAGTCACGCTTTCCTGGAGCGCATAAAGCTTTGACATGATTACCTCCAAAATCCAGGATTGAAGAAATTACCCGCCTGCGAAATGCCTGGAGTGGATTCCTTTTGTCCCCGTCTCACTTTGATAAGACCGCTCACCGGGTCCTGATATGCCTCTACTTCTCCACTGTCCACCAGCCGCTCCAACTCTGCGCGGGATATGGGGCCGTATCCAAGCGCGGTCACGCTGTTCAGATCAATCCCAGCCCATTCTTGGCTGGAGCTTCCATTATCTTGAGCGGTGTCCTCGTCATCCTTTTTCCCGAAGTAAGGCGTTCCTTCATCGTCTACTCCACCACCACCGGAGCTTCGTGTCTTTTGCGCCATAGCCTGGGCGTAGCTGTTGCGGAGCGCCGCGATCTGCGCGTCCGTGTAGCCAAGCATTTTCAGGCCGCTGGAGTCGCCGGTGCTCTCATAGAGGTACTGGGCCGCAAAAAGCTTTCGGTCGTATGAGATATCGTCCCGCGCGATCTGGTCCAAAACGCCCTGCCGGTCCCACTGCATCTGCCACTGCTTATTTGCGGTGTCAAACTGCTGCTGCCACTGGCTGTTTGAGGCGTCGAACTGCTTCTGCCAGTTCTGCTGGGCCTGCATAGCGGCAATGGTATCTGCGTATGTATTCAGCTGGTTCATCGCAAGCTCCGCCGCTTGCTGGGCGAGACCGATATCACCGGTCAAGCGGGCGTCAGAAATAGCTTGGTCAATGCCGCGCAGAGTATTGAGTTTTTCTCTCTCTCCCTGCTGGAGTGCGTTGGAATAGTCGTTTTGAATGCCAAGAGCCGCGCTCTCCGTCATGCCGCCGGAGATTCCCATGGCCGCAAGCTGCTGAGGAAGATTTTTTTCCGCCCGGCGCCGGTCCATATAGAGCTGCCGGTAGAGATCATCGTAGCTCTGATCAATGTCGTACTTTTGGCTCTCCAGCTGTCCGACCGCCTGTTCAACAGCAGCTTTCTGTGCCGCCTCCAACTCAGACTGTATCTGAGAATACCAGTTGTTCATATTGTTCATGTAACCCTGGTTGTAGTATCCGCTCCCCCAAGACCCGGATCCGCTTTCGCTGGGCCGGTACTTGTTGATGTCATCCATGGCGTGCTGCGCTGCGTATCCGTACTCATTGCGGATCTTGTTGGCCTCATTATTGGCATTCTGCATACCCTGCCAGTCTCCGTTCTGGCGGGCCTCCTGGTATTTGTTCTGCCAATAGGAAAGCTTGTTATCCATCTCCTGGTTTCCGCCGGTGTAGTTCTGATAGCTGCCGGAGCTGGAGGAGGATTTTCCTCCTCCGGAAGAGGTGTTTCCGGAAGAAACGCTCACATTGTTCGTTCCGGAGTTATTTTTGTACTTGTTGATATCGGATGTGGCATACTGCGGGGACTGCCCCTGAGACTTCCGGATCGCGTTTGCCCCATCATTGGCCGCCTGCATCCCGGCTGCGTCGCCGCGATTGCGCGCTTCCTGATATTCGCGCTGATAATCCTCAATGGTTTTTGCCATAAGCCCCTCACTTTCCGGCGTCAGTCAGACGCATCAGCATGCTCCAGACCTCGGCCCGGGTACAGGTATCGTTCGGTCTGGTTCCGTCCGAAATGCCGTTTTTCACCGCCCACTCCTGCGCTTCTGCATACCAAGGCGTCTGACTTTCGTCCTGGTTTTCATCTTTCCACGAAACGCCGAGCCATTTGCAAATACCACGTGCGGTTGCCTCCGCAAGACGGTCACGGTACGCGGACTCTTTCAAAAGGGCCACGTCCCCCTTGTTGGTGTGGAATCCGTACTCGATAAGCACAGCGGGGGCGTCGGTCTTTACCAGCACCGTGAGGTCAGGCTTGTGTACAATGGGTGTAGACCGGAGGACAACACCGGAGGAATGGAATTCGTTAACAAGGTCGGTAGCCAGGATGTTTCGCTGTGCGGTCATGGGACCGGCGGAGGTGTAAATCTCCAGGCCGTTGGCGTCGTACCAGCCTCCATTCCCTGCCGCATTGCTATGGAGAGATACAAAGCATGTCGCCCCGGACCGGTTGCTCACACCGGCGCGCTCTGTTAGGCTCGGCTTTGTGTCCTCGGTGCGTGTACAGATGGTATGCACACCCTGTCCATCCAGAAATGCGGAGACACGATTGTACATGTCCCAACAAAATTCCTGCTCCTTGTAGGTCCCGTCCGGAGAGCCGTTCACGGTGTCCGGCCCGTGGCCGGGGTCCAGGCATACGGTGTATTTGCTCACAGGTTTCTCCTCCTCTTCCTCGGGCGGCGTCTCCACTCCATCCCGCTTGAAAATCAGCAGCCAGGACCGGCAGATCCGTTTCTGGCTGGGCGTTACATTTAGCCCAGGCCCAAGTGTTCCCTGGCTGCTCCAGGAGCCGTCCCAGCGCAGGATGTGGACGCACCCACGTGCCCGGAGGACAGCTTCAAGCGCGTCCGTGGTCTCCGGCGTGTCTTTGGAGCACAACAGCACTACCACCGTGCCGTCCTCCTTCACACCTGTGTATGTCCAGCCGTTGCGCCCGCCGTCCTTGTCAGTGTACCGGCGGCCGCCGATGTCCACCGGCGGACAGCCTATGGCGTAGTCGCAGCCGGCCTGGTCCTCGGCGCCAACCGTGAGATGGCCCGCCTTGTCGATCAAGATGCCGTACTCGTGGTATTTGGGTTTGAGTCCCCAGGTTCCTCCGATCATGATGGCGCTCTGGTGGGAGAAATTGGTCAGGCCAAAATAGGCCAGGTTGACAACGCCCACGCAGTCCGGTCCCTGCTCCGCCTGGATCTGCTTCCAGGTCAGCCGCTTCACGTTGTCGTAAAGCCGGAAGTGGTATTTGTCCTGCGGATATTCCGCGATTCGATAGCTCACTCTTTCTTCTCTCCTTCCATGATTGTGTCAGCCGCTTCCCGGCTCAGACGCCCCGCCTCCACCAGCGCCTCGATGCGCTGCTTGTCCCAGAGCGTGGGATAATACTTCCGGGCCAGCTCTTCCACATTCATAACTCCACCCCCTGCATGATCGCCAGGAAATCAACGTCCGCCCGGAGCTGCTCCAGCGCAGAGGGCCGGGCCGGAGGGACCGCCGCCCGGTCGGCCTCGATTTCCGCCTCCGTGCGCTCCACAGCCCGTCCATCCTCCAGTTTGTAGCGGGGGATGCCGTCCTCTGTGTATAGGGGTTTGTGGAAATAGTGCCCCTGGGCGTGGTGGTATTTGTCTCCCAGCCCCTCGTCAATGGATGTCCAGCCAGCCGCATCTGTCAAAAAAGCGCTGGAATTGACTTCAAGGATTCGATCCCGCCCGTCTGTGCGGGCGTATACGATGTAGTTTTTTTTATTCATATTTCCCCTCACAGTTCCGCAGACGCTTGCCAGCGGAAGTCGTGCGACTGCTGGGATGGATTGATTACCCGGAAACATCCTGGCCCAACATAATCAAATATTGCGCTACCACCTGATACATTTTCGATAGTGACGGTTGGTACAATTCTTTTTTCCACCTCAAACGGGACCATCATTGTCAGGTTGGCCGGAATTGTCCAAGAGGACGTGGAAGATTCATAGTACCGTTTGCACCTCCTAAGCTGCGTCGCATAATCACTCTCCGGCTGCGGGAGGAGTTCCCACTTTCCATCGCTTTTATGGTAAGCGAGGGTCTGGGTCGAGCCCGTTTCCAGTTTTGCAGCAACAGGGGTGATGCTTCCATTTGAAATCCAGAAAAACAACAGATCGATGTTTTTCCCGCCCTCATTCCAATTCCGAATAAATGCCAAGTGAACATTGGAACTTACAGGGGCGGCGATTGTTTCCAATTCCCCATTATTGTTCAGTACTGACGTTTTCGATACGAATGTCCCATCACCGAATAGTGCGGATATCGTGACCGGAATATTTGGTGTATCTGGCAATCGGCCGCTTTCGATGGTTTGTCCGAAATCAAAATCTCCGGTCAGGTTTATCCCATTGTCTGTTAATGTTGCCGTCCCTGACGCATACCTATAAATTCTCCACCTGTCGTTCAAAATGTCTGGTTTGCTAATGGATGTCTGTCCTCGCTGGTTCACAACATGCCCTGCGCGGAAATCCCCATTGTCCAACAGGTTCGGCCGCACCCCCGCCCCCAGGTTTGCAAGCGCCTCCTGCGGTGTGTCCGCGTTCGTGCCGCCCTGTGTGATAGGAAGCGGAACCGGGAGCTGGCCTAGAATAAAGTCTCTCGCCACAGACTCCACATAGCTCCGCTGCGGAGAAGATACCGGCTTTTCCATGTCGCTGGTGTTGTCAACATTTCCGAGACCGACATCGCCTTTCGTGATAACCACAGTTCCAGGGATCTTATGACCGTTGATCGTCGTGCCGTCAAAAGAGGTGGAAACATTGGACTGCACATTTTTGAGCTGGTCCTGAATGTTCTTACCTTCCACGCCGTCAAATGGAGCTGCCCCAATGGATGCAGCGCCCGTTGCGGCCTCCAGATCGTCCAAGAGCTTGTTGAACTCCCGGGCGACAATATTCTTGATTAGTTTATCGAAAATAGCCTTGTTATCCGCAGCGGTTCCGGTCAGCTTATCAGGGGCGGAGACCACACCATTTTGGGAAATCTCGTCCAGGGTAATTCGATCAAATGCCATTCAGTGGCCTCCTATCTCTTCGCAAAGTTTCCGTTGACATAGTGCTTCGTGACGCCGTATATGCCGAATCCCTCGTTTACAGCGTCATTCTTGATGATGATCTGGAGCCGTTTGTATTTTTTCACCTTTGTATTGAACAGGATCTCCTGCGGCGCGTCGTTGGCGTTGAAGGTAAAACGGGAGAAGTCGATATCCTCCCAGTCGAAAATATCCATGGTTCCATAGGTGGCCTGCCAGTCCACAGCGTCCCGCTCTGTTCGGAAGCAAATTTTTGCGCTGGACCGGAGATACGGCTTGATGGTGACGCTGTTCCCCTTTTTAATCATGGTTTTCAGCACGGTAACATCGTCATCGTCATCCGCCTTTGTGGCCCAGCAGGCAAAGATAGCGGCACCGTCGTCCGCATAGCGCTCCATGGTTTCAATGTCGGAATTGAATCTGCAAATCCTTCCGTCATCCGTTCCGAAATACAGTGTCTCGCTTGCACCTGTCTTATAGTTGAGCCAGCAGACCGCCGGGACGTTCTCCCAGTAGTAGCACTCGTACACGAAATCGCCCTGGCTCTGCGGGCGATAGCTCTTGTTCTGACGGCCGTCCATGATGTAGACATGACCGTTTACGGACACCAGCATGGAGCCGTTCCAGCTCACCGCCTGTGCGCTTTCCAGACCAGGCTCCGCCGTGAGCTTCGGGTCAATGTAGTAAGATCGATTCTGCACGATCTGCTCCGCCGTCAGATAGCTGGACGTGATGGCATATACGCCGGTCCCGGAGAGGAAAAGCTGCTCATCCAGGATGCTTGCAAATCCGGCCATGGATACCGCTCCGACGCCAGCGATAGACTGGCTGGTCTTGAAAACCGCATTTCCGTCGCTGTCCAGGCTGGCGCTGCGGATGAATACGGTGGAGTCCTGCCCGTTGTCCTCCTTGATGACGGCAAGATACTCCCCGATCCGGTGGTATCCCATGATGGCCGTGGCCTCGATTCCAACCAGGTTATAGCCTAGGTCCGGAAAATAGGATGGGTCATTCAGACCGCTGGTCCAATCTCGGTTCGGGAAATCGGGGTTGCCGGAGATCACGACACGGTCCGATGTTCCGACACCGTAGGATGTAACGATACGGCACTTATAGACCTTTTGTGCATAATCCTCCACTGTTTTTGAGAAAGTGATGATGACAGCTCCCTCTTTGCCGACGGACGGCTTTTCCGGGGCGGTGTTGAACGTCACCGTGCCTTTTGCACGGTCTACGGTGAAGTCCGTCCCCTCTTTTTTCTCTTCCCCCCAAACGGTGGCCATGACAGCATCGGAGTCAATATCCGTGCTGTCAAGCTGATATACTTTCGTCTCTCCGTCCGGGATAAACTCGTTTTTTCGCTTCGGCTGGATTAGGTTGGGGCTCTCAAAGATGGTTCCGCCAGCTCCGGACGGGTCAGCGCCCAGAGTGGTTGTAGGTACATAGGCGTCCTCAGATACGCTTTTGACGGCCTCTCCGTCGTACACCAGGTACTCTCCACCGGTGAGAATCCAGAGCTTTTCCTGCATGGTGATCGCCACAGACTTTGCATTGGTCACGCCGTCTTTCAGGACCTTCGGCTCACCGGCGTCCGGTCCGTCAAACCACTCATAAATCTTTGTTCCACCGTGTACAATGAAGTGCGTTTTCTGCTTAATGACAGCAGAGAAAAGTCCATTCACCGGCTTTTCTACTGTCTGGAGCGTTCTCCACCCAAGTCGCTTTTCCGGCATCCCGCCGCTGTCCGACAGCATGTTGATAGCCAGCGGAGACCGGTACGGCTCCACCAGGGACGGGTCATTGGTGAAGTCCACGCCCCGGAACTTGCTGTACGTGGTGGTCATGATGCCCACGCCAGATCGTCTTGCCATCAGCGTTTCCTCCCACCGCAGGAATAAAAGGACTGCCGGACGCCTCCACCACCGCTCGGGAGAGACAAATCAAGAGAGGAAACCATTCGGTCATAGAGATCCAGCAATGGCCGGAAGTCAACTACAAGGTCCACTACCAGCTGCTGTGCCGCCACAAAGTACGGCATACAGGCCGCCGCATCGTCCGAAACCTCAAATTCATAGTCATCCGGAGCGTCCTGCGGAATGGTGGCCGGTGTGGCAAAATACTCCACGGTGACGCTCCCGATCACATCCTCCGGAAGAAGGATTGCCTTTCCGGTCCATGCATAGGCCCGGGTAACTTTGCCGTCACGCCAAACGCGGAACGGCTGGGAAAAGTTATCCGGAGCGGGACAGGCGATCAGGCCAGACGTCGGGGAGTCATCCGCCTCCGGCTTTTCTGGGACAAAGGACCGTATGATTTTCTTGTATGCAGCGATATTTTTTTGCGCAAGGTCAAAAAAATCCGCCATTCTAAGCTCCAGGTCCTCGTCTACGGTCAGGACTCCGCTGGAGGAGTATTCATCCATCAGCATAAGGGCCTTTCGCTTTCCTTCGCCCAGTGTCATGGCGTCACCTCAAATCAAAAACAAATAGGGGCGGGCGTTTGCCCGCCCCTTTGGATTACTTGGGATTGGAGAAGATGATGGGCCGCGCGTCGCCCCAGCCGGTGTCAAAGTCCACGTAGGCGGTGTACAGGTCGATCAGCGGGTTATCCAGCTCGGTGTTCATCACCTGGGGCCGGGTGAGGTATACGATGTTGCACACCTCCTGCATGAGGGTGCGGTCACACACCGCCCACTGCTTCGCGCCGAAACCGTCGTTGCCGCCGCCCACCACCATGTAGGTCATGTCCTCATAGATGGGGTTGGCCGCATTGGAGTTGTCCTCCTGGTAGCGGAGGGGCCGCAGCTTGTTGTTCTCGCCGAACAGCTTCTTTGCGGTGGCCTCCAGCTCGGGGGAGACCAGCACGGTGTTCATCTCGCACATGAAGGGCAGGCCGTCAGGAGTCAGGAAGCGGCCCGCCATGGACTGGGCCTTGGTGATGGCGTCCACGCTCAGCTCGTCGGTGATGAGGTTGGAGTAAGTACCGGAATCGGGATCGGGAATGCGGCGGCGATTCTGGTCCGCCTTGGAGGCCACAGGGTGCTTGGTGCTGGCCCAGGGCTGGCCGTCGCCGCCCAGGTATCTGGGGTTGAAGGCGTTGCCGAACATCCGCAGGCAGCGCAGATAGACGGTCATGGCGGCGGAGTCGCCCAGGCGGGTGCCGACCTTGCGGGTCTCGCCCAGCTTGTCCACCTTGGCCTGCTTATAGCCGACGGCGATGGACTTCTGGTATTCCTGGGGCGTGATGATGGTGCGGAAGCCGCGCTTCTGCTCTCCCATGTTCAGGTTGGAGCCATCGTACAGGGACAGCTCACCGTAGCCGCCGGTTCCGTTCATCTCGTAGTCGATGGACTTAGAGTTGACCTCGCCCATGATGGAGAGGAACTTGTTCATACGGTTCTTGTAGGCATAGTCAAAGGCCTTGCCTACAAACTTATAGTTATCGCCCTTCCAGGCGGTGGAGTTTACGTTCGTGCCCATATTGATACCTCCTTACGCGGTCACGGGGCCGAGGGCGTGCTTCTTGGCCACCAGCCAAATCTCATTCGTGGTCTCGTCCCGGCCAATCACAGCCAGGGGCAGCTCGGCAGTCGCAGTCACGACGATCTTGGTGCCGTCGGAGGACAGATTACCCTTGGAGAAACCGATGGGGGGATACAGGATAAAGGTCTCACCCTCTCCCACCACAGCGCCGCTCTCAACGGTGAGGTCAATCGCGCCGCTGGTGTCGGTGGAGCCGGTGATCCGGCGCAAATGGCCGGTCTTGTCCCGAATATAGCCGCCCTTGAAGGCGTCCGCGCCAACACCGTCCGCGCCGGTAAACTTCACGGTGGTGGCATTACCGCCGGTCAGCGCCGCAATGACGGGGGCGGGGCAAGCAAGCACGGCGCCGGGGGCATCCCTGACGATGATCTTCTTTCCGTTGGCCCGGGGATTGAGCGCGTCCTCCGTGCCGGGATGGCTCTCGGCGGAAATGCCCAGGACCGCGCCGGTCTCGCCAGCCGCAGCAGCCACCACAAGGCCGTCAACCAGCTTTACCACCTGGCCCTCATTGATTGCAGTATCCGCCGCAATGTCGTATTCCCGCTCAGAGTGCAGGACAGCGCCGGAAACATCCATTACCTGATGCATATATGACTCCTTTCACATACTCAAAAATTCTTTCGCGGTCATCTTCATGGAGGGGTTGGCAGCATTCCATTCCTCCAGCTCCGCCCGCTGCTTTGCCGTCAGCAGGTCTCCCCCGCCGCTCTGGCCGCCGCCGGTGCTCCTCGCAGATCTGGCCGCAGCCTTCTCCACGGCGGACCGCTCCGCGTCGCCCACCACGTCCAGATAGTCCTGATAGATCTCCGAGAGGGGCTCCTTGTACAGGCGGCCCTTGGAGAACTTCCGGAACTTGGCGTTCTGTTCCAGCTTGCCGGGGTCCACGCCGGGGAACTTTTTCACAAAGGAGTCCAGATCGGCGGCAACAAAGGCTTTCTGCTGTTCCAGCGCCTTCATGGCCTCCTGCCGCTCTTTCTCCTCTTTTCGCTTGCGGGCAAGGAAGGACTTGTTTTCCTCCTCCTCACGCAGCTCCTCGACGGTCTTGCCCTGCTTCTTGGCCTCTTCCTCCAGCTTGTCCTCGCGGTATCGCTTGCCGTACTCCAGGAAGTCCTTGAAGCCGCTGAACGGCTTTCCGGTGTAGGGATTGATGATCCCCATGCCAGCGACTTCCTCGTCATACTGCTTCTGGAGCCGCGCTGCGGTCTCCTGCTCCGCGCGGATGCGTGCCGCCCTGGCAGCGGCGTTGTCCTGGTGCGACTGCTTGCCGTCCTGGCGCTGACTTGCGGGGTCAGCATTCTCCCCTGCGCCGGGGTCCTGTTCGGTGTTGGCCGCATCTTCTTCCTGAGAGTCCACGACACTCTCACGACCAGCGGTGTCCAGCTCGGTCTCTTCGGTCACCTGGTTTTCAAACTCGTCCATGCTGTGCTCCTTTCGCCGTTATCCGCCCCGGCCGCGATTCTATTTCAAAGTTTTCAGGATTCGCTTGTAGAACTCACACTTGGGATTTCGGCACGTCAGCACCGTTTTCCCCTCTTTGTCTCTCGTCGCCTTGGCATCGATCTTACATCGCGGGCACACCACTCGCGCCGCCTCCCATCAAATCAAATTGTGCGGAGCTCGGCAGGCCGCCCGGCATCTGAGTCGCCACGCCCTGCTGCATCGGAGCCCCGGGCATACCCTGTGCGCCCTGGGCCATCTGCTTTGCGGCGACCGCCTGCGTGACCAACTGGAGGAGCTGCGGGTCCTGCCCCAACGCCTGGATGACTTCCGGCGGAACCGCCGGGCTGAATCGGTCTTGCCACTCCTGCGTGATCTCCTGTTTCTGCGGGATGTCCAGCACCTCGACCATGGCGGACATGAGCTTGTAATTGTCCTGTGTGACCTGTACGCCAACCAGATTCTGGAGGGCCTGGAGCGTCGCCGCCTTGCTGCGGATGATACCGTCACCGGCGTTTACCGTGACATCCACCATGGGCCAGTAATGCGTGGACTCCTGGACCATTTCTCCGGTGATCGGGTCCGTGATGGCCGGGCGTCCGGTGTCAAAGGCGTCGGTTATCAGTGTAAAGGAAACCGGCTTTTCATCCGGCTTTTTCGCTCCAATGTAGATTTCCCGCTGGTCCTCGTAGAACTCCAGCACAGACCAGTCAATCAGCTCATAGAGCCGGACAAAACCGCCGTTTCGGTCCGCCTTCTTAATCTCCATCTGGCTGTCCACGTCGGCCCGCATCATGGAGAGCTCCGTGGCCGTCTTGACGCCGGAGGCCTTGCCCTGGTTGGTCTCATAGTTCCGGTTGGTGCGCTGGATCTGGCTGAGCAGCCACTCAATCATTGGGAGGCTGTTCTTCCCGCTCTGGAGCCCTCCCAGGCGGGCCACCTTTCCAATGGCGTTCGGCTTTGTCTTGACCACCGCGCCCGGCGTGTTGGTCATCTCCTCACCGTCTGCCAGGGCGTTTTCCTCCTGCAAGATGATGTCGTTTGCGGTAAACGCGTCATTGAGCAGCGCGTTTGCAAGCTCCCGGTCCGCCGCATCCACCATCGGGAGGATTGGCTGGATCTCGGAGCAGTTATAAAAACCGTTCTCGTTCCGCACCCGCCAGTAATGGACAAATGGGAATCGCTTGTTTTGCAGCCCGGTGCGCTGCCAGTACTTTGGGATGTACTTTACTTCATGGCCGCCCGCCTGGATGCTGCACCCGATGTCTCCAGCCTCCGCTCCGTCCTCGTCCTCCGGATGGCGGAACCAGTGCTCGATCACCTGCACCGTGTCGTCGGACTCCTCAATGGTGCTCTCCATGTCAAAGATACCGCCGCGCACGGTATACTCGCTCTCCAGCACGTCCTCCAGTTCGAGGCCCTCTCTTTTGAGCGCGTCGCCGTACATCTGCCAAAATACCACCTTGTGCAGGCGGTACACATAATCGACAAACTGCCCGGCCTGGATACCGTCAGAACCGGCAGTCGGGTCCGCATAGATTGCCTCTACCGGTACATCCCTGATCCGGATATCGCCCATCTGATCCCCGCACGGCATCTGGTCATCCCAATAGACCTTCCAGAACGCGTCCCCCAGCTTCACCAGGCGGCGCTCATTGCTGGTGTTGAGATCGTCCAGCCGGTTATTTTGGCAGACGAACTTCACGGCGTATTCTCTCTGCTTTGCCTTAACGCTGTCCTGGTCATCGTCCCGGCCCCGGAACTCCGGCTCAGGCACTACCGGGTCCACCTGGCTCTCCACCTGAATATAAGGGTCAGGAACCACCGCAGGGTCCCAGCAGATCCCGCTCTCCTCCACCGCCTCCCGGACCTCCGCCGTGGCATTGTGCAGGAAATTGTAATAGTCGTTGTACTGCACCCATCGGTTTTCGACTGCCGCCCGGGCGTTTTTCGCCTTGGCATACAGTTCGCTTACCGTCTGCTCTCTCATTTCCCGGGTGGAGTAGTCGAACCCGGTAAAGCGGCCTTGCCCTTTCTTTTTCCGTTTTTTACCGAACATTCCTTCTCCTCCCTGTCTTTACCGGTTTGTACTTTTCGGTCAGCTTTGGCCTCGGCTGAGCCTTCGGCGGCTGTCCCTTGGTGGTCCAGTACACGCAAAAGCCCCGGATTGCGTCCGGTCCGTGTGTCAGCTCGTGCGGCTCGTTTGCCACGTCTGACGGCCTCTTTTCGTCGTACTGGAGCTGTGGCAGGCATCTTATCAGATTGGAGCACCTGGGAAAGATCCGCAGATTTGCCGTTGGTATTCCCTGCTCGTCCTCGTATACCTTTAGCCACTCTTTGACCGCCAGCCACCCGGCCACGCGGTCATTGGATGTCTTGGTCAGATATACCCCGTGCTCTGCAAAGATGTCCGCCACGCTCTTACCGGTCTCCTGCCGCCGGTTCCATAGGTCCGGCGGTGCCAAATATTCATAGATATTTCGCCCGCCTGCAAGCTGCTTGACTCGCTCTGCCGCGTCCTTGATGATAAGGCCATCGGCTCCCTGCCCGCAGTCCCGGCCCTCGTATACCTCTTGTACCACATATGCCCGCCCATGATCGTCAACGGCAATCAGGTAGGCCGCCAGCATGTCCAGGCCGTAGTCCATGGTAATGTACCATCGCCACCAGTCAGGGATCTCAAACGGGGCGCATACATGGACCTCTCTGTCCCACTCCGTAAAGTACTGGCCGATAAACACATCCCAGGAGCCATCTCTCCACGCCTCCCGCAGGCCAGGCGGAAGGTTGTTGAGCATCTTGATATAGTCCGGGTTTGTCCGCATAAGCTCCGGGTTGTCCGTTGCCTTGGCGGAGATAAACATATAATCATCCGGGTCCTCGTCGCTGTGAAAGTCCCGGTCGATAAAGAGCCGCTTAACCCAGGCATGGCCCACGCCGCCCGGGTTACAGGTCAGATACATGCGCTTGGGAAACTCGTTCACGCCTCGGATACAGGGCACCAGCGTAATGTATTGATACTCTGTAAACTGCGTGGCCTCGTCGAGAAAGATAACGTCGTACTCTTGCCCCTGGTACTGGTCCACATCGTGCTCCGTGGCGCAGTATCCAAACACAATACGGGAGCCATTTGTAAAGGTAAACGCCTTGTCGCTCTCACGGTATGTTGCCATCCCGGATAGCTCCCGCTTTAGCGGCAAGATATGGTTTTCCCGGAGTTCGGGGAAAGTGTGGCGCAGAATCAGTATTTTGATTCCTGCCCATCGGATCGCAAGCAAGCGGGCCTTCTGCCGGATTGACCAGCTCTTGCCGCCGCCCCGGGCTCCGCCGTAGGCCACAAACCGCGCTTTCGCCCGGAAGAACTCAATCTGTTTCTGGTTCGGCGCAATCTGGATCGTCATTCCGCCAACTCCTCCAGATCCGGGGACAGCTCAATTTTCATCACGCCGTCAACCTTGCTCTCGGTCTTGTCGGTGAACATTGCCAAGTGCTTACCAAGGCTTTCGAGCGCCGCCTGCTTGCTTGCCAATTTGTACCGCTTTGTGTAGCTGGTTACTCCTGTGTCCGGGTCAACCTCCTGTACCACATCAAGCCCAGCAATTACGGCTGCCGTGCTATCGTCAAGATCAGATATGTCTTTAGGGTTTCCGTTTTCGTCAAACAGCTTCCTGGGGTCAAAAAAAGCAAGTTTCGCAAATTCCCGCAGAACCATGTCGGCAGTGATCTCTGTTCTTTCGCTTCGCTTTTTTACCTCTTCCTGTATCGCCGCCTGAATTTCAGGTTTACACAGGTTTTCTTGCCCTATGCTGTATGCCGATCTCTCGCTATACCCCGCCCTGATAGCGGCCTGCGTCGCGTTCAGGTCAACCAGATACTCTTTGACAAAAGCCGCTTGTTTCGCCGTCAGCGCCACAACAGACCGCCTCCTTCCTTTATATGGCCGCCTCAAAACTAGAGTAGCACCGTTCTCCTCAGTCCCGCCCATACAAACCTGCACGGCTGGTTTGATACTGCCGCACCCAGGCTTCGCACCCGGAGCCCCATGGTAGGCCGACACGGTCGCGCGACATATACCCGGCTCCCCGGGTATTTTGCGGATTGTTTGCAGGCTTGCCGCAGGCCTGTGTCTTTCGACTGGTGCCGCCTCCCGCCTCATGCGGCAAAGGGCGACATGTGGGGAGAGGAGGAGGGGGGCTATTTTGCCGCCCCCGCCGCCCCCCTCCTCTTTTTCTGGAGATGAAGAATGAGATATAGAGATGGGATAAGGGAGGATTTGAAGCAGAACAGGAAGCGCCTTGACCTGTGATCTTCTGCTTCTATCGTAGTAGTGCGAGGGAAAACCGCGTTACGTGACAAACTTAAAAAATAAAAAAGTCCGGTATCCATTGTGTTGCAATAGATACCGCACTTGAAAATTTTTTTATTTTGGTCAATTTTACTTTTGCGTTATGTGATTGTCGTCCCTTTTAAGTCCCTCAAAAAGTTATGATTTTTTAATTTCCACCCTCTCCCTTCTCTTCCAGGTAAGCGTCCAGTGCTTCCCTCAAAATCGAGTTCACCGTGTCCCCGTTTGCTGCGCAGCAGGCTCTTACCCGGTCGGCGTACTCTTTGCGTACACGACAACAAAGGTTCGTCATGTTGGCCTTGTCCCACGCTTTATTCGCTTCCTTTTTGGCCTGAGTTATCATCCTTTTCCCCCCTCCATTCTTTATTCTTATTGTATCCTTATATTGCACTATTGCATAGTGTATATCTTGCACAAATCACCATCGATCTTATTGTTGAAACTGTTTATTGACGTACACTATTAAACAGTGTATCATAGAATCACCGCAAGGGACAACGACACATGACCAGGAGGTACAACACCATGAAGTATTTTGAGAATATCGCAACGCTGGACGATCTGAAAAAGGCCTATCGCCACCTGGCCATGATCCACCACCCGGACGTCGGCGGAGACACCGCCACCATGCAGGAGATTAACGCGGAGTACGACCGCCTCTTCCCTGTCTACAAGCTGGCTTACAACCAGAAGGCCGAGACCCCCACCCACGAGACCGCCGAAAGCACCCGCAGCGAGTTTTACACCTCCAACGGCTGGAAGGGCAGCCGGTACGAGATGGGCCGCAGCACAAAGGACATTGCAGCCGCTATCCGCGCATATGTCAAGAAGGCTTATCCTGACTGCAAATTCTCCGTTACTACCCACTATGCAAGCATGTGCAGCGAGATTTCTGTCTCCATGGTGTCCGGCCCTTATGAGGCTCTGAAAGATGGCAGCAGCCGCCACGATGTCAACTATTATTACATTGAGCGTGACGATATCCTGACCGATTGGGCCCGCGCCGTGATGATCGATGTCAACGACTGCATCAAGTCCTACCGGTGGAGCGACTGCGACAGCATGATCGACTATTTCGATGTCAATTTCTATTATAGTTTGGGCGTCGGGAAATGGGACAAGCCCTACACCGTCAGCCGGAAGGCCAAGAAGGTAGAGGCCCCGAAGAGCAGCAAGAAGCCCGCTGAAAGCACCGGTTCCATCCGTGTAGAGATCAACCAGGATTTCAACGGCGTAGAGGTCTATTTCCCCGGCAAGCCGTCCGAGCAGGTGCGCACGGCATTGAAGTCTGCCGGTTGGCGCTGGCACAGCAAAAAAGGCTGCTGGTACAACCGGAACACTGAGGACAACTTGCAGGGCCTCAGATCCATTACCGAAACCGCATAATCAACGGCCCGCCCCGGAGGTCACGAGGGCAATGGAGGATAACAATGCAAAGAAGATACCAAGTTGTCACCTGGAGCGACGACTGCGGAACCGACGAGAAAATGGACTTTAACACGTTGTCCCAAGCCATGGCGGACGCCGGATGTTATGTAGGAAAAGAAGAGGCCGCCGCCGTTTATGACTATCAAACAGGAACCGCATACGCTGTGTTTGGTCCAGTCGGTCAAAACATGTTTTCTTCTTCTGTAAAGATTGTTTACTGATCCGAACACCACTCCAAGCCCTGATGATGGCAGGGCAAAAACCACGATAAAAGGAGAAAGAACTATGAAGTATTACAGCATCAACGAGGAACTCGCCCGCCGGTCTCACGACATGATGTCCATGAGCGACTACAAGAAGGGCAGCGCAACCGCAGAGTATCAGCGCATGGTTGACAAGGCCTGTGATATTGCAGAGTCTCAGAAGCGCCGCGTCGATTCTATGTATCATGATAAAATAGACGCTCTTCTTGACTCCTACGCCCGCCGCCTTGCTGACAACATCAACAATTCAAACCGGATCGGCACAATGTGCCCCTCTATTCTGATTGCAGGCGGAAGCGGATTCAATGTCCGGAAGAAAGAGCGCCAGAACGCAGCAGCCGACCGGAACATGCAGGAATGGAACGAGATTCAGTGTATCCTCCACAAAATCCGTTCAGTTGGCACCGGAGGCATCAGCGGAGACGATCCAAACGCATTGAATAAGCTCCGTGCGAAGCTGGAAAGCCTGGAACGTCTCCAGAATCGAATGAAAGCAGCCAATTCCGCTATCCGCATGAAGGACCAGGCAAAGGGGGACGCCAAACTTGCAGAGATGGGGTACTCCCCTTCCGATATCAAGGAACTCCGCTCCCCCGACTTCTGCGGCCGCATCGGATACCCGTCCTACCAGCTATCCAACAACAATGCCAATATCCGCCGCATTCGGGATCGAATCGAAGAGCTGGAAAAGCGGCAGGACAGCCCGGCTCCCGAAGGCTGGAAGTTTGGCGGCGGAAAGGTTGTAATCAATGCCGAGTTGAACCGCCTCCAGATCGTCCTTGACGACTGTCCAGACGCCGACACAAAGCAGGCGCTCAAAAGTCACGGTTTCCGGTGGGCACCTTCTCAGGGGGCATGGCAACGGCAGCTGACCGACAACGCCATTCACGCGGCAAAAGCAATCACCAGGGCAGAGTGAAAAAATCCCCCGTCATAAACGGGGGATTTTTCATGTGCAATTCCGTGTGCAATTTCATTTTTCATATCTTGATTGATTCATCCTATATTTGGAACGCAACGCATTATATATGATGCTCGTATCCATTGCGAGAGTAAGAAAAAACCCCGGAAGCCTTGCAATACAAGGTTCCGGGGTTTGGCGCAGAAGGAGGGATTTGAATTGTCGCTAAAATCTCTTTTAACCTATTGTGTTTCAATCACTTTCATAAATTCATGTGCATTTTTGTGTGCAATTTTATTTTCCTGCTATCCGGCTCTCAAAGAAAGAATTTACCAGATCGTCCGTTTCCTCCGCTCCCTCCGGGAACACATACGCATACACCTGTTTGAAAGTATAGTCAGATGTCCAGCCGTTCCGAGCCATAGCGTATTTGTCTACCACGTTCAGAGCCACCATGACAGCCGCGTTTGCATGCCGCAGGCCGTGAACTGTAGTATCCTGTATCCCGGCCAGCTTGCACACCTGGTGGACATGCTTCCGCAGCGTCTCCGGCGATCCCTGGAATACTCTTCCCGTCTGTCCGTGATAGATCTCTTTCAGCTTGTCCATGATATAGGCCGGGCATTTCAGTGTTCTTTGAGAGCTCTCGTTCTTTGCTCCCTCTTTTATGACCCACTTATTTTCTTTATCAGGCACCATGGCTCTCCTGATCTCGATTGTACCGCGCTCCAGGTCCACGCAGTCCCAGCATAGCCCCATGATTTCCGACCGTCTCAGGCCAAGCCAGACGGCCATTACTATCTGGATTTCGCAGTCATCCCCCACCGCCGCGTCGATCAGCCTTGTAATCTCGTCCATAGACAGATAGGTTTTCTTTTTCTTGATCTTTTGAGGCAGCTTGATCCCCTCAAACACCATTCCGTAGTCCTTCAGCACAGGCCTCAAAAGCCCCCAAGCATTTATGACAGTTTTCGGGGCCACCTTCCCGGCCTCATAGTTCACCGCCTTCTGGATGTCCAGGCGCGTCAACGTCCTTACATCCCGCTTCATCAGGCTTTGGAAGCGATTCCTCCGCATGATGTCATACCCTCTCAGAGTTGCCGGGGAAAGCACGTTGCTCCCCGCGTCCATGTATTCCTGTATGGCCTCGTCTACCGTGACGCGCTTTTCCCTCTTCTTTGCCTCCTGCATACCGGCCTTGATCTGCATGGCCTCCGCGATTGCCTCTTTCTCCGTCCGACCTGTTACGGACACCCTCCGCCCGTCCACCATGACCTGACACCGCCAGGAGCCGGACGGGAGCTTTTTTGCGACCGGAACTTTCAACTAAGACACCTCCATTCCAAAAAACATCTTGACAAGTAACAAACGTATGTTCTATAATGAAAGAGCGCTATGTTGTGCATAGTGCTTTAATCCAAAAAATAACGCAAAAAGTATTTGTTAATTTTGTCACAGCGTGGTATAATGGGTCTACTCTGGTAATAACCGGAAATTGACCCCCGCCACGCGGGAGGAGGGCGCTGTCATGACAGCAGAACAGATCACTTTAACTGAGGAAGAGAAATGTGTCATTGCGGCCCTCCGGGCCACCGCCACAATCACAGATGAAGAAGCATTGCTTCTTTCTGCGATACATAATCCAATCAAGAGAGCATCTATCATTCAGATTTTGGATAGTGATTTATGATTTAAAAACCCGATCCCGTTATGGGAACGGGTTTTTAAATTATATATACTCTCTTACCATCCAACCAAAATCATAAAAATCCATATCGCAAAACACGATCCAGCTAATACCTTTGTCAAATAAAATACGGTTATTTCCCGTTCATTTTCTATTAAGCATCTTATGCCATTAAACACAGCAAAAACAATGATTGTTCCTCCGATTAACCCAAAAAGATACCATATCCAATTGAACGGGAATTGGTAATCCATATTTGCATCAAAATGGTTCCATATAAAAGAAGTAAAAAACGAAATCGCCAATATTGAAAGTTCACTCTTGCTATATTTTTCTAATGCGTTTTTATTAAAATCATCAAGCGCCGTTTTTATTTTAAAAAACATGAACTTACTCCTCTAAAAGCATCCTGATTGCTTCTTTCTTTTTTGGAGATGCGTTCCGAAACCTCTTTAGTATTTCCATATCTTCCTCTGTCAGCCCTCCGATCATTTCGGGGGGCTGTTTTTTATGCAGACCCCGGTAATACGCTTCCCGCTCCTCTTCGGTCATGCCCCTGGTGCTCTGCTCTGGAGGAACCAGTTGCATAAGGTTTTCTTCTAATAATTCTGATTTTGAAATATTAAATTTTTTGGAAATCCACTCTATTTTATCCATTCTAGGCATTTTATCTCCATTGCACCAAGCAGACACAGAAGATGCCGCAACACCCATTTCAGATGCTAACTCAGCCTGAGTCATTCCATTTTCAGAAAGAACTCTACTAAGATTTTTTGAAAAGATCTTTTTTGTATCGTATTCATTCATTTACACCCCTCCTTAAAGCGAATTATACGCCAAAAGCGAAAATGTTTCAATACTAATGCGAAAAAATTCACTTTAAGTGTTGACATTCACTTAAAGTAATGGTACTATGTATAAAAACAGGAGGTTAAACTATGAGCTATCAAATATCTTTAGAGGCAGCACGCATTAACATGAAAATGAGCCAACGAGAAGTCGCAAATATTTTAAATGTTAATGTTGGAACTATTTCTAATTGGGAGAACGGAAAAACCGCCCCAAATGCAGAGCAGTTCAAACAACTTTGCGACATCTACAATTGTCCTATGGACATTATTTTTTTTGGCAGAAAATTCACTTAAAGAGAATACCCTTCTTCCTCAAGCTCGCTAATTGCTCTATCTACGTAACTAGCAAAAATATGATTATGTTTAATAGCGTTTTTCATTTCCCCGGGTTTTCCGATAAATGCATAGTGCAAAAAGCAATATTCCATTCCGGCAGAATACTTAATATCATCATCGAAAATGTGAACTCCGGCAACTTCCGGCGACATCATAGCTATTCGATATCGAGCCGATGCCTTTTGATCTGATGCAAAGACAGCCCCCGAAATCTGTTCCGAAATAGAGTTAAGATATTCTTCTCTGGCTCTCATCATTTCACAGAGCAGATCGTCTTCACTGACCTTTCCGGTCCCATTATCCAAAATATTTTTGATTTCTGCTTTGTATATGGAAAAATTCGATTCATACGCTCGCTCTAATAACTGATCTATGGATCGTCTTATCAAAAAATTTAACATACTATCCCCTCGCTTCTTTCTGCAATATTCTCTTAGGTTTCATTCTAAATCACAACATAAAAAAACTCAATACTTTAAACGGAGGTAATGAATTTGCTGCTGGACAACATCAAACATCTTTGCCGGGAGAACAAGATCAGTATCTGCGCACTCGAGCGGACGCTTGGTATTGGAAACGGCACCATCGGAGGATGGGGTGTCTATTCCCCCCGTCTGGACATTGTGAAAAAGGTAGCCGATTACTTCGGCGTAACCGTGGACGAGCTGTTAAAGGAGGATAACCATGAATGATCTTAATGTGACCATCAACAACACAGAACTCCGGCTGAAAGAGTATTCCGGCAAGCGGGTCGTTACATTGAAAGAGATCGACCTGGTCCACGGCCGTCCGGTCGGGACAGCGCGAAAGCGGTTCAATGACAATCGCTCTCATTTCATCGAGGGCGAGGATTTCTTTAAAGTCAAGTGCTCTGAGGTGCGTCCGTTTTTCGGACAGACCCTCCCGAACGGATTTAACCCGGATGCGGATATCACCCTCATTACCGAATCCGGCTACCTGATGCTTGTCAAATCCTTTACTGACGATCTGGCCTGGTCTGTGCAGCGCCAGCTTGTAAATTCGTATTTCCGCACAAGCAGCTCATCGAGTTGGAACGAACTCTCCCCTACCCTCCAAACCCTCATTAACCTGGAGCTCCAGCAGAAGGAGCAGAGCTGGGCCATTGAGGCGGTAAACCAGAAGGTGGACAACATCCGGGACGTGGTGGCTCTCAACTCCAACGGCTGGCGTGAGGACTGCCGCCGTCTGCTGGCAAAGGTGGCGCAGGCCCGGGGCGGCGGCGGGGCCTATCATGAGGTCAACTCCGAGGTTTTCGGCTATGTGGACGAGCGTGCCCGCGTCTCTCTGGACACCCGCCTGACCAACAAGCGCCGCCGGATGGCAGACGAGGGCGTGTGCAAGTCCCGGCGGGACAAGCTCAGCAAGGTGGACGTGATCGCGGACGATCCCAAGCTGATCGAAATTTACATCGCCATTGTAAAAGAGATGTGCGTCAAGCACGGCGTCACGGTGAATCAGGAGGTATAACAATGAATGAATTAGAGATCAAGCGCGTTCCTTTTCTTGGCGCGGAGCTTATGGCGGCCCGCGACGAATCGGGGCAGATTTGGGCTGGTGTCCGCTGGATGTGCGACGGCCTCGGGCTAAGTGTCGGTCAAATGAAGTCTGAGCGGCTCAAAATCCAGTCCGATAAGGTCCTTGCGAAAGGGGGACGAAATATCGTCCTCCCCACCCGCGGCGGAAACCAGGAGACTCTTTGCCTCAAACTGGACTTTGTCCCCCTTTGGCTGGCGAAGATCAGCATCACGCCCACCATGGAGTCGGACAACCCCGAGCTCGCCGGCCGCCTGGAGCAGTACCAGCTCCGCGCAAAGGACGTTCTGGCCGCGGCATTTCTTCCAACCGTACATAAAGAGCCTAGGAGCGCCATGGAGATGCTCCGTCTCCAAAGTCAGGCTATGTTCGAGCTGGACGAGCGGGTGAACGTCCTGGAGGACAAGCTGGAGAACCAGATGACCATTGACCACGGCCAGCAGCGGGAGCTTCAAAAGGCGGTCTCCCGCCGGGTTCTGGACCGTGCGGCCACCGTTATTCCCGCCTGGGCGCTGGACGAGCAGAAGCCGAAGTTTTTCGCCTCCCTATACCGGGACCTCAAAAACCGGTTCGGCGTCCCCAGCTACCGCGATATCCGCCCGGCGGATTATCCCTCCGCCATGGCCTACGTGGAGAACTGGATCGAGCCCGCCGAGCTCCGCCGGAAGGAGGGCTGACCAATGTCCCGCGTTGCATTGAACGACAAACAGCGGCGTGAGTACAAGCTCGCTGACGGGAATAAGGCGCTGAATCAGGCGCTTAACCACTTCAAGGTAGACAAAGGATTGAGATGGTCAGATGTAGCGGACCTGTTAAATGCTTCTACCACATCTCTGTCAAGGTGGAGGAAGAATCCGGATATCATCCCTCTCTCCGCCATGCGGCGGATTGCGGCCCTTACCAAGATGGAGCCGGAGACCTGGGCGAAGATCGGAGGAATTTAGTTGTATCCGTACCATAACCGTATCAAGCGGCGCATCCGGGCTGGTGAGCTGGTGGAGCACTACTTCACCAAAGATTATCCACGCATCGGTGAGGCGCTTGTCCTGGTATTTCATACACCACCATTCAAGCGCCCCATCCGGCCGGAACGCTGGCCGGAATATGTCGACATTTTGGCCGACTGGAATGAGAAAAGGAAAGGATTGATTTAATATGCCATTTACGGAAGAAGAACTCGCGGAAATGGCGGCTGCTGATGCGGAGATCGAGGCATCTTTCCAACTAACAAACGACGATCTGGTCATGTCGAGAGAGTTTGACCGTATGGCTGTTCTTGATTCTATGGACAATCAGAAGCGCAAGGTCGCGGCTCAGCAGAAGGCCTGGTATGAAGCCAACCGGGAGAAGGTCGCGGCTCAGCAGAAGGCCTGGTATGAAGCCAACCGGGAGAAGGTCGCGGCTCAGCAGAAGGCCTGGTATGAAGCCAACCGGGAGAAGGTCGCG